AACAGACCAGAAAAAGTAAAACTTCTTTGCAACAAGGGCAGCCTGTTCCTTTGATTGGTCCTGGTCTAGAATTTTTTATCTATAACGAAGGGGGCTTGGCCAAGAAAAGCGGCCAGCAATCTCAAGATATAAAAATTGCCAAAGACAGCATTTGTTATGTGCATTGTGGTTTGTTAGATGCCAAAAAATCTATGATTATCTCGCACTTGCACAAGGCCATCAAGACCTATAACCAATTACGAATGCTAGAAGATGCCGTTGTTATTTATCGCATTGCTCGCGCACCTGAACGAAGAATTTTCTATGTAGACGTAGGCAATCTTCCAAAGATCAAGGCCGAACAATATCTGCGCGATATTATGACACGCTTTAAGAATCGTCTTGTATATAATGCAGCCACAGGCGAAGTTAGCGACGAGCGCGAACACCGAACCATGTTGGAAGATTATTGGTTGCCGAGACGCGAAGGTGGTCGGGGCACAGAAATTTCAACTCTTCCTGGTGGGCAGAATCTTGGCGAAATTGATGACATTCTTTACTTCAGAAAGAAGCTCTACAAGGCCATGAATGTTCCTTCGTCTCGACTGGAACAAGATTCTGGATTCAACATTGGTCGTTCGGCTGAAATCACGCGAGACGAGGTTAAATTTGGGAAATTTGTCACTCGACTACGAAGCAGATTTTCTCAATTGTTTTTGCATCTTTTGGAAACACAGCTTAGGCTCAAGGGAATTATTACACACGAAGATTGGGAAATATTTAGAAACCAAATCCATTTTGATTGGTCAAAAGACACTCACTTCATTGAGCTTCAGGAGACTGAAATTTTCCGAAGTCGAATTGAAATGTTAAGAGATGCAGAAGAATTCAAGGGTGAGTATTTCTCGAAAGAATGGCTCCGAAAGAATATTCTTCGTCAGTCTGACAACGATATTACAATGATTGACAAGCAAATCAGTAGCGAGGCTCCAGTCGAAGAGGAGCCCGAAGAAGAAGAAAACGCACAACAATAAGCTATCAATTCTTATAAATAAGAATTAGAGGAGACATTACAATGAATGATACAGAATCATATATTGCACAGGCAGTTCAGAGCGCAAAAGAAGAAGATCCAAATGGCATGAAAGATTCCATTGGGAATGCACTCATGAACAAGATTGGCGATGCAGTTGACCTAAAGAAAATTTCCATGGCTGGAGAACTCTTCGGAGAAAAGAACGAAGACGAAGAAGACGAAGACGAGAATGGCTCAGAAGAAGAGGAAGAAGAGAACGGGAAAAAGAAAAAGAAGAACCCGTTTGCAAAAAAGAAAAAGAATGGCGATGATGACGAAGATGATGACGATGAAGAAGAAGATGTTGACGAGGGTGCCATAGGAGACGTAGTGAAAGCGGTTGGTTCAAGCGTTAGGGGAGCACTTGACCGTCGCGCCGAGGCTCAGAAGAAAAAGAAAGATTTGGAGCACGTCCGGAACATTGCAAGAAAATATAGATGATGAAGAAGACGCCGAAGAAGAAGAAGAAGAAGAAGAAGACGAGGAGTAAAACCAATGGCCAAATCATTTAAAAGTATTAGACCACAACTTGTTTGGGAAGATGACAAGCCCGAGCAAGAAGAAAAGATCAAGAGTGCAGGCGTAGATGCTCCTCTTCCATCTGACGACGAAGAATTGGATGATGCAGACGAGAATACGCGCAATGCCGATGGTTCTGCGGAAGATATGGTCACCAAGGCGTTCAAGCCTGTCTATGTGAAACGCAAGGATGGTTCTTATACACACAATATGGAATCCGTTATTCGCGAAGACCAAGAGCTTGTCGAAAATACAATGGATACGCTAAAGAAAATTGTGACGCAGCATCAGGCTTCTACTATTAGATTCAAAGATGGAAATACATTAAAAGTTGATGCCACGACGGCAAATATTCTTCTTCAGGTCCATGGTGCATTGAACAAGAACAACCAAGTCAAGTTAGCCCAAACGATTTCAAAAGACAAGGCTGGTTTTTCAAAGATGGCTGATTTTGCATTCCGACAGGGTAGAATTGGCGCAAAGACCGGACATCAAGGCATATCAGCAAAGGCGATCTAATATGAGACTAATCACCGAACTCAACGAGAGCGTAGAATTCCTAACCGAAGTCGATGAGACAACTGGTAAAAAGAGCCACTATATTTCTGGAATTTTTATGCAGGCCGAGCAGAAGAATCGCAACGGAAGAATGTATCCCGTTAGTGTTCTGCGAAATGAAGTCAAGCGATATAATGCTGAGTATGTAGACAAGAATCGTGCATTCGGTGAGCTTGGGCATCCTGACGGTCCTCAAATCAATCTTGACCGTGTGTCTCACATGATTAAAGATATTAAAGAAGACGGAAACAACAATTTTGTGGGCAAGGCAAAGATTATGGACACGCCTTACGGAAAGATTGTCAAGAATCTGATTGACGAAGGCGCAAATCTTGGTGTCTCGTCTCGCGGAATGGGCTCATTGAAGCCTAGTAAGACTGACGGTATGCAAATTGTCCAAGACGATTATCGCCTTGCAACCGCAGCGGATATTGTTGCAGATCCCTCTGCTCCTAATGCATTTGTACAAGGAATCATGGAAGGAAGAGAGTGGATTTGGGATAATGGTATCCTTAAAGAACGACAAATTGAAGAATACAAACAAGAAATTTATAATGAAAATCGAACAAGATTAGAAGAAACTAAATTAAAAGTTTTTAAGGATTTCCTTTCAAAATTATAATTAATATAAATAAGAGTAGAATTAAAACTGCTTTCTTTACTTTTATAGGGAGAATTTCAAAATGACAAAGTTAGAACAAATCATCGAGGGGGTGGTCACCGGAGGAGGCGATCAGAGCCGGTCAACTTCAACCCCAGGAAATGATGCATATCCTAAGGAAGGCTCTGCTCCGGGAAAGAAAAATGCTCCAAAGGCCAAGGGTGGAGTCAAGCCCATGCCTGCGGTTGCAACCGATCTCGAAGTTAAGAACAAGGACGCCTCAAAGGTTGCACATCAGACCAAGAAGGCCAAAGAGCCTCAGGACGCTCCTAGAACTGGAGACAAGGGCAATCCTACTCAAGGTAGTTCCAAAGAAACTACTCCTCTACAAAAAGAAGAGGAAGAGTTTGAGACTGTATACGAAGAAGAGGAAGAGCTTGAAATTCCGTCCACAAAGGCCGGAATGGCCAAGGCTCTTTTCGACATCCTTCGTGAAATGGATCGTGATGAACTAGAAGATCGTTTCGGTGATATTGTCGGAGCCATCATCAACGAAAATTCCGATGATGACGAAGATGAGTATGAAGTCGAAATTGACGACGAATCTGCCGAAATGGTAGAGCAGGCGCGCACACGAATTGGTGCAGATGACATTGACATTAGTGCCGATGTTGACGCCCTTCTTTCTGACGACGACGAAAATCTTTCCGAAGAGTTCAAGACCAATGCCAAGATCATCTTTGAAGCTGCTGTTGTTTCAAAGATCAACGAGGAAATTGATCGACTTGAGTATGACTTCAAGGTTGAACTTACAGAAGCTCGGGCGGCATACGAAGAACAACTAACTGAAAAGGTAGATGGATATCTTAGCTATGTTGTCGAAGAGTGGATGAAGGAAAATGAACTGGCAGTCGAAAGTGGTATTCGTTCTGAAATCACCGACGACTTCCTTACGGGCCTAAAGAACCTGTTCACAGAACACTACATTACTATTCCTGACGAAAGAGTTGACGTTGTTGACGAACTCGCCACGAAGGTAGAAACGCTCGAAAATGCTCTCAACGAAAGCATTGAAGCTAACATTGATCTTCAGCAAGAGGCCAATGGTCGCAAGCAAGATCAAATTCTTCATGCTTTTTCTGATGGGCTGGCCGACACCGAAATTGAAAAACTAGGTTCGTTGGCCGAAGGTGTCGAGTATGAAGATGAAGATCAGTACATTCATGCAATTGCGACACTCAAAGAAGGTTATTTCCCACAGGCACCAATAACAGTAGATGAGGAAGATACAGACGAACTTCTTAGTGAATCGTTGACTGATGAACCTCAAACTTCTGCCGCTATGTCTGCCTATACACAAACACTTGGTAGAACTAGTAGAACTATAAGACGTTAATTTTATAAATAGTAATAGAATCTCGGGTAGTAACAAACCCAAAAGTTATTAAAGGAGTTAAAAACATGTATCTTTCCGAAGAACTACAATCAAAGTGGGGTCCTGTCCTCGACCACGAGGATCTGGATACAATCAAAGATCCCCACAAGCGAGCCGTGACTGCCATTCTCTTAGAGAATCAGGAACGGGCACTCATGGAATCAACCGGTTCTGGCGCACCTCAGCAACTTTTTGAGGTTCCCGCGAACCAGACTAATACAGTTGATTCTGGCGGTATCGGGAACTTTGATCCCGTCCTAATCAGCCTCGTTCGTCGTGCAATGCCTAATCTCATTGCATATGACATTTGTGGCGTTCAGCCAATGACTGGTCCTACTGGGCTCATCTTTGCGATGCGTTCCACTTATCAGAGCCAGAGCGGAGCCGAAGCTCTGTTCAACGAAGCGAACACCACGTTCTCTGGAACAGGCTCTGCTGCACTTCCAGATGTTGGCGATATTCATACAGGTAGCGATTCGCTTCTTGAAACTTCCGTTACTGGTAATGGTATGTCCACCAGTTCTGCTGAAGCAATGGGCGATTCCGGCCAAGAAATTGCCGAGATGGCATTCACCATCGACAAGGTTACAGTAACCGCATTGTCGCGTGCCCTCAAGGCAGAGTACACTGTCGAACTCGCACAGGACCTCAAGGCTGTTCATGGCCTCGACGCCGAAACCGAGTTGGCTAACATTCTGTCTGCTGAGATTCTTGCTGAGATTAACCGAGAAGTTATTCGCACAATCAACAAGAGCGCAACGCTTGGTGCAAACACAGGCACAGCAACCGCAGGCACTTTCGACCTTGATGTCGATGCCAATGGTCGCTGGAGCGTTGAGCGATTCAAGGGGCTCATGTTCCAGATCGAGCGCGAAGCAAATAAGATTGCTCGCGAAACTCGACGCGGGAAGGGTAACATCATCATCTGCTCGTCAGATGTTGCATCTGCTCTTTCGATGGCTGGTTCACTTGACCATGCTCCTGCTCTCAAGGATAACTTGAACGTAGACGACACTGGCAACACCTTCGCAGGCGTGCTAAATGGTCGCTTCAAGGTTTACATTGATCCTTACTTTGCAAGCACAACGGGCCGCGAGTATATGACTGTAGGCTACAAGGGCTCAAGCGCATATGACGCAGGGCTGTTCTATTGCCCATATGTTCCGCTCCAGATGGTGCGCGCAGTTGGCGAGAACAACTTCCAGCCAAAGATCGGCTTCAAGACTCGATATGGTCTCGTTGCCAATCCGTATGCAACAAGCGCAGGCGATGGCGTAGTAGACACCCGACAAGGTGCCAAAGTTCTTGAAACAAACAAGAACCTCTACTATCGCTCAGTTGTTGTAACAAACTTGATGTAAACAGTACATCTCGTTTAGTAACTTTGTTACTTACCTATTAAAGGGGAGCCTTCACGGGCTCCCCTTTTTTGTTATAAATAGAACTGCGAAGTATAGAGGAGATTCTATTAATGCCACCCCCAATAGCAGAAACAGGCGCACGATATAAAGATCCGGAAAATCAAAATTTCCTATCTCCTGTTGGATTTCGTTTTTCTATTCGTAGACTTCCCCATGTCAATTGGTTTCTACAAGGGGCTACTATACCAGGAATTACATTGGGCGAAGCCATTCAACCTACGCCATTCATTGACGCAGCCCAACCCGGAGAAAAACTTACCTTCGATCCAATTAATATTTCCTTCAAGGTAGACGAAGATTTAAAGAACTGGACAGAACTTTTTAATTGGATGGTTGGACTTGGCACTCCTACAAAGTTTCGCGAATATAAGGATAACGTCAAGGCTCATGGTAAAGAAGCCGTGGTATCAGATGCAACGCTCACCACAATGAACAGCGTAATGAACCCGAATTTTGAAATTGTGTTCCATGATGTCTTTCCGTTGTCATTAGGCGAACTTTCATTTGACACTACCCAAAGCGACATTGACTATCTGACATGTACCGCAACATTTAGATACCTAAATTACGAATTTAGAAAATTATCAAAATAGCACTTGACAAATCGTAAAAAAAGACTATACTTATAGATACTTAGATTGTTTTATGGAGACTATTTTGAAGCTGGAAGAAATTCTTGCCTTGTGGGAAACTGACAGCAAGGTTGACACAATTGAATTGGACAAGGAAAGCCTAAAGATTCCTTCCTTGCACAATAAATACCTTAAAATCTATACCTTGGAAAATCTTCAACTCAAGAGGATGACCCACGATTTTAAGGAAATGGAAAGAAACAAGTTTGAATACTACTCAGGCAAAATGAGTGGGGAAGAGTTGAAGGAACAGGGATGGGATCAGTTTGACCATAAATTGCTCAAGCAAGACATTCCCCGCTATCTAGAATCTGACCGCGAATTGATTAAGATGCTATTGAAGATCGACTATCAGAAAGAAAAGGTAGAGACAGTCAAATCTATCATGACCAACATCAATGGGCGCAGTTTTTATATTAATAATGCAATCACCTGGCAGAAATTTCTGAATGGAATTAATTAATATTATATGGCCGATATTATATTATCCAAAGTGAATGAAGCATTTCTTCAAGTTGATGGTGAGCGTTCTACTCTTCAAGAAATGTCTGATTACTTTACATTTTATGCTGAAGGCTATCAATTTATGCCTGCGTTTCGGAGCAAGCAATGGGATGGCAAAATTAGGCTCGTTGACCTCCGCAACAATACCATTTATGCAGGGCTACTTTCGCACATTGAACAATTTGCTCAAGATAGAGACTATGATATTCAATACCACGACTCTTCTGTTGGTCTGACAGAAGAGTTTTCTTTACAGGAAGGCAAGGAGTTTGTTGACACACTCAATCTTCCTGTAGAAATTCGTGACTATCAACTAAACGCATTTGTTCATGCAGTTCGTAAGAAACGCTGTCTTTTACTCTCCCCTACTGCATCTGGTAAGTCCCTCATCATCTATACGCTCATGCGATATTAT